TCACTTAGCGACCTCGCCGTCTTCATGTTTCCCAATTTCGGGAAACTGTTTCCCAAAGTCTGGTAGCAGCAGCACCGTCTCGCGGTTCATGTGCTCAACCTCCGCGCGTCTTGCGTAATGCTTCGACATGCGCTCTGACAGGTGTCCGAGCATTGCCTGAACGCGCTGGATGCCGCCGAATAGCTCTGGGTTTCGGGCGACGGTGTTGGCGATGACTGTGGCGTTCGTTGTGCGCAGGCCGTGGAAGGTCGGGCGAAATTGCCCAGCTTCGATTTCCTCGACAGAGTGGGGCCGCAGCTTGAGGCGGATCAGCTCTTTGGTCCAAGAGGCGCCGAAGCCTTTTCCCCACGGTTTGCCGCGGCTGTTGGTCAGGAGGGGAAGAGCCGGGGCGACGATCTGAGCCTTGCGCCGCGCTGCGCGTTCTTCCTCGATGATCGCCAGAACGACCGGGTGCAGGGGGACAGTCACCGGGTTGCCGGTCTTGCCCTGCTCGATGGTCCAGATGCCGTCTCGAATCTGGGTCTCACACATGCCGATCACATCAGCGCGGCGCTGTCCGGTATAGAGCGCGACCAGGGCGACCTTCACGAGATGCCGCTTGCCTCGACCGATCAGGATTTCGAGCTGGTCATCGGGCCACGGCTCATAGCTCTCTTCGCTGTGCACGCGCTCGATCCGGCGGCAAGGGTTGTCGTCTGCAAAGCCTCGCGTTCTGCCCCAGCTGAACACTGCGCTCATGTCATCAAGCCGCCGGTTGGCAGTCGCTGGGCGATCAGAAAGACTATCGTAGACCGCCTGCACATGGATGGGCCGGATTTGGTCAGCGTCGAAGGCGCCCCAACGGTCACCCATCAGGTCCAGGGCGTAGTCCCGAAGGAGGCGGCTCGCTTTGGGGAGCCTGGCATATCTCGCGCTGTCTTTGTGGTCTCGGATAAGGCGGGCGATTGCCTTCGGGCTTTCGAACTCTCCCGGGATGGTGCCGAAGGCTTCGTGGTGCGCCGCGTTGTAAGCTGCGCGGTAATCGGCCTCGAACGGATGCGGGAGTGAGCGGCGAAGCTCTTTGCCCTTACGCACCACACGGAAGAAGAAGTACTCCTTCCCTCGCGCAATCTTGCGCTGAACATACTTCTCAAGGCGGATGTCACCGGCCACGGCTGGCCCTCAGGATTGGATCGGCATCGTCGGGCGACCCTGCCGCACCATCGATGAATGTTTCAACCTCCGACCACTTCCATCTGGTCGCACCGCTCGGCATCTTCCGTGGCTTGGGCAGGTGGCCCTTGCGCGTCCAGTCCCAGATCGTGCTCTCGGATATGTCCATCAAGACGCCAAGCGTCTTCGCGCTGACATATGCCAGTGGTCGGGCCTCGACGGCGAACTCGGCGGGCTGCACATGGGTCATGCGATCGGGGGGCATGCCTCTGGTTCCTTCTATCGTGGGTTAGTTGGACTGTTCGTGGGTGGTCGCCGAGCGGCGGGCGGCGCACCGCCGCTGCAGCTCGCGCATTGTGATCTCGACAGCGCCGGCGGCGACCGCCTTGGCGCGCAGCCCCATGCCGATGTCGAAGTGCTCGTCAGCGGTTCCGGCTTTCTGCAGCCATTTCCGCTTCAGGCCGATCCGGTCCGCCATGGCGAGCAGCTCGTCGGTGCTGTCCGCGATCATGTGGCTCATCTTCATGTGCCGAAAGCGGCCCATGGCGGTCCGGTACATGTCGTCGACGTACACAGTCATGCTGCGGCCTCCTGCAGGGCGTAGCTTCCCCACTGCTCGGCCCAGGCCTGCGCATCCGACAAGGGCGCGGAGGGGGGCATCAGAAGCCCTCCGCCGTCTTTGCCGCTCTTCGCAGGGTGCGGATCATGTTTTCCGCTTCGCAAGCGATGGCGTCGAAGACATCACTGATGGGGGTGCCAAGATCGGCGCGGGCTTGCTGCCGTGCACGGTCGCGCACGTCGCTAAGGCGGTCGATCTCGTCCATGGCGTCGCGCATCAGAGCATCCCCTCGATCAGCATGGCGAGCGACCGGATCGCCGCCGCCAGAAGGTCGAGGCCGAGCCAGATGGCGAGGGCACCGCCCGTCGCAAGGATGGCCAGCACGAGGAACGCGAACCAAAAGCCCTCGGGAAGCCAGCGCTCCTCGTCATGGCAATCTTCCCAGAGGCGATCCGAGAGGCCTTGCCCCTCATATTCACGCTGGGGCGGAAGCGGCGTCAGGGCGGCCGATTTGCGGTGCTCGTGCTCGGAGCGTTTGGCGCGGATTTTCGCGAGGATGTCGTCGGGGCTGGTGTGGCTGGTGTCGGTCATCAGTCCATCCCCAGCGCGGCTTTGTACATCTCGAGCACCGCCTCTTCCTCGGCGATGTCGTCCTTGTCGCGCTTGCGCAGGGCGATGACCTTGCGCACGATCTTGGTGTCGTAGCCGCGCCCCTTGGCTTCGGCCATGACCTCCTTCTGTTGGTCCGCGATCGCCTTCTTCTCGGCCTCCAGCCGCTCCAAGCGCTCGATGAACTGTTTCAGTTCTCCAGCAGCGACGCCGTATGCGCCATCAGAAACCGCTTTGTCCTCGGCGGTCTCCTTCATGGGGGTGCGCTTGCGCGACGCCGCGCGTGCCATGTCGGCGCCGGCGGTGTCGGGCTGGAAATCGGTCTCTTGGGGCATCAACATGCTCGATCCTCTTGAAGAAACTGGGCCCCTCGCCGCGTTCGTCTTGGGGGCAGAGACGATCCATGCTGGGTCGCGGCGAGGGGATGCGGGCCTCATGCCCGGCATTCGTATTGGCGGGCGCCTCAGCAGGCGCCGCAGCCGTGTAAGGTGTGCAGGGCGTTCCGAACCGCCTTGTCGGCGACGAAAAGCAGGCCGATCCCGCCGGCGGTGATCATCAGCCAGCAAGCGACCGACAGAAGCCGCTCACCGGCGTCCACTGCCGCGCGTTCAACCTCGTCTGCGTCGATGCTGAGCCTGTGCGTGATGCTGCGCGCTGGGACGTGGGTGTGCTGGTAGGTCATCTGATCCTCCGGTTCGGTCGGCGCTTGGCGCGGCGGAATTCGAGGTCGAGGGCGATGGCGCAAAAGCGCGCGGCGCTCGGGCTCGGCATGTTCACGAGGGCGGTGCGGCGCACGGCGTCCCTGAGCACGATGAACTCGCGAAAGGGGCGTGCCTGGATGGGGCGGAAAGAGACCCTCATCGCTTTGCAACCTGTGAATGAAAATGCATGGAATTACTTAGGGTCACCCCTTGCGGGCCTTTTCGCCTTGGGCGGTGGCGGGTAATTGTTCTGCGGGGATTCGGCACAACTCTAAGGAGAGGCGGCTCATGTTGGGCGGTTACGGTCACTGCTTGCGCTCCTCGATGAGGGTGGCAGGCAAATGCGGAAGTGCGGGCGGCGGCGTGCTGCTGCCGTCGTCAGAAGAGGCCGCAAAAATGTCGGCAAGATCGACAGCGCGGGCGGATGCCGCGGGGCGATTGCCCTCGCGGATAGCGCGCTTGAGCAGTTCAAGTCTGTGCTGAAAATGATCCATCGGTGATGTCTCCCTGAAAATGAACCGCGATCAGCCCTGGTTGGGTGTCTTCGGCGGCGCACGTTCGGGAAGTTCGCAGATAGCGAACAGATCGTCAATCAAAAGGTTCGCTAATAGCGGACATTCCAGACGCGAAGTCGCGTCGGTGTTCTTGAAGTTGCGAACAAGTTCGTGAAGGTTGCCCTAGCGGTAGAAGGAGCAAGGCAAGTTAATGACTGACGATCAAACGGATAACGCGAAGCTCCTGAAAGAGCTTCTTGCGATGGAGCGCGATCAGTTTGAGGCGTTTATTTCCGAGGCTCACCGGATTCGGCGCGATCTCGAAATGCGCGAGCAGTCTCAAGGATCAGACCGCGATGCTCAGGAGACATGAGCTGGAAGGCCTCTAAGAGGTCTTTGGCGTCTTCGCTCAAGTTTTCATCATTGATGAGGTCGAAGACGGAGACGCCAAGCGCCTTCGCGAACTTTTCCAGCCTGTAGCTGTTCGCGCGGCGCTTTCCATTCTCGAGGTCGCTTACGTAGGACTTCGACAGGCCAACTGCGTCAGCGAGTTGCTGAACGGTCAGACCCTTTCGGGTGCGGAGTTCTTTGAGCCGAAGTTCCATAGCGGACGAATAGCACGGGTCTGCGGACATATCCCGCCGCAAATAGCTTACAGGCGGCTTGCAAGGTTGTCCGCTATGTGCGACCACTTCCATCATGACATCGCTTTCTGAATATCTGCGGTCGAACGGCCTGTCGCAGCGAGAGTTCGCCGCTCGTGTTGGGCTTTCGAAGACCTATGTGAACGAGATTGTTGCGGGCTCGAAGACCCCGAGCTTGAAGGCTGCCCTTGAAATTCAGGAGGCAACGAAGGGTGCAGTGACACTAGCATCTCTTCTGAAATCCAATTCTGCAAAGGTTGCGAGCTGATGAAATACCCTCAGCCTCAAAGACCTTTGATCTGTGAAGCTTCATTTCAAGCAGCACCTGCGAAAAACCGCATCCTGGCAGCGATTGCGCCGGGCAGCAGCGCGGGCAGGGGCTTCTCCTCCTCCCTGGTCCCGCCCGCGCTGCACCAAACACTCACCACTCACTGAACAAACCACTCGTCCCATGGTCTCCAACATGAGGCGGGTCGCCAAGTCCTTCCAGCTAAACGAAAATGAGGCCTTCACATGCGAGACCAGATTTACGGCACGATCCAGAGCGCGGTGTGTGCAGCGGTCGAGGCGACCGGGAAGCGCCATCAGGATGTGGCCGAGTTCCTTGGAATTCGGGGGTCGACGCTTTCCTATGGGATGGAGGTCAGCGAGACGCGGCCGGGCGGTCTCGGCGTGAACTACCTGCACCGTCTCGGCGCCGATTGCCCGGCGGCGGCGCTCCCGCTGGCGCAGCACTTTGCTGGTCTGGCCGGAGGTGTGTTCCAGTCGGTCAACGTCGGTGGCGTCGTCACCTCGCTCTATGCCCAGTGCGGCACTGTCGCGAAGGAGTGCGGAGAAGCTCAGGCCGCGATCATCCGCGCCGCAGAGAAGGCCGGTGGTCATGGGAATTCCGCGCGCGCAAATGCCGAAGCGCTCTGCGAGATCGACGAGGCGATCGAGGCGCTGACCCGCGCTCGCGCCTCGATCGTTGCCAGCCGGGATGCTGCATAATGCGTGCGGCGATCTCTTCCTATTCGATCCCTCGCGCCGGGGTTACAGGCGCTTCTTCCTGTCGAACTTCCCCGCGCGGCCAGGTGCCGCGTGGGGCTTTTCGGGGGGTGGTTCATGGATAACTTGCAGCTTTCGGGGCGTGAGAAGGCCATCTTCACTTTCTGGCGCGCGGGTTTGACCGATTCCGAGATCGTGAGGAAAGTCGGCTGCTCTGAGGAGTTCGTTTCGACGACACGCCGGCGGATTGAGCTGGCCGCAAACAAGCCGAGCCCGACCGCTCGTGCCGAGGCGCAGGAGGCGCTGGACGCGGCTGTGGCGGAGCTCTGGAGCGCGGGCATCCCCGACGTGCGGATCGCGGATCGGCTCAAGTGTGGCCGCTCGACGGTCGCCCGGACAAGGGCTCGGCTTGGCTTGGCGACGTTGCCGCGCAAGAAGAGCATAGACGATGCCGAGCTTCGAAGGCTGCACGGAGCGGGCCAATCGGATGCCGAAATGGCCAAAGCCCTCGGTGTGGCCCGCGGTACCGTGGCTGACCGTCGTGCCTATCTCGGGCTCGTCCGAAACCGCGCCACCGATGGTGCGCTCCGTATCGGGCCTCAGGCCTTCACCGAGGCGCAGCTGCGCGCGGCGCACGCTGAGGGGCTCTCCGACAAGGAGATCGCGGAACGGTTCGACGTGAGCACGAAGACGATTGGGAATTGGCGGCGCAAGTACGGTCTGGATGTTCACTCCGATGAGCTGACGGCTGAGGACGCGGTTTCCGCTGAAGAGGTCGCGCGCGATGCCATGCTTCGCCGGGCCGCCCGCTGCGCATTCGCTCTGGCGCCCGAGGACCAGCGCCTTCTTCCCATGCTTGAGCCCTACGTGGCCGAGGAAATGCTGAGGGCCCGCGCATGAGTGGCTCGGCGCGCTCGGTCTTCGTAATCGCGGCCACCGCTCTCGCGCTGCACAAAGGCGGCATGACGCTCTGCGGTGGTGGCATCATTGCGCTGAGCGATGCGCTCGATGCCTTCCCGAATGTCGCGCCGGGCGATGAAGTCGCCTTGGCGCATGCACGCGCTCGCGAAGTGGTAGCAGCGCGGCTTTCCAGCAATGAGACCGCGTTCAGCGCGGCGAAATACGCGCTTGAGGTGGAGATGGCCTCTCTTTGGTCACTCCGAGTTCAGGCTTTCTCGAAAGGAGTGCGAGTATGACCTCGGCGTCACCGTTCCAAGTGGTTGGGGGCAACAACCCTCTGCCCGAATACCCGGTCGAGCTTTGCGATGCGCACCTCACCTCGGACTACTTCACCCTGTTCTGGCATGACCGCTGGTTGGCCTCGAAGCTCCACCTGAAGGCGCCCCTCGCGGTTCAAGGTGCGGCGCTCAACCTGTTCTTCCTCGCGCGCAAGCAGAGCCCGGTCGGGTCGCTTCCGGCCGACGAAGAGCTGCTGGCGCGGCTGCTCAGGGTCGATCTCGCTGACTGGCGCGGCATGATGGCCCAGCCGATCACGCCCCTGCACAAATGGACCAAGTTCTGCCACGGCGACGAAGTCGTGTTGGGCCACCCTGTGGTAATCGAGATCTGCATGGACGCGCTCACGAAGCGTGAGGAACGCAAGGCCAGCAATGAGGGCAAGGCGGTCAACATGCGGCAGAAGCGTCTCTCGGAGATGATGCAGGAGATGGGCTGCGTGCAGGCCATGTGCCAGGACAGGGTTCTCATCGAGCGCCTCGACGCGTGGCTCATGGAAAACCACCACGGTCAGCGCCGGCGTCCGCAGATCGAAGCGTCGATCAAGCGCTCGCTCGAGCATGCGGCCAGAGAGGGTTGGATCGGGCAGCAAAGGTTATGACACTGAAAACAGTGAGGAATTCTTTCCTCTTGTTGCCGGAACAGTTCGGAACGGTTGCGGAACAGGTTTCCCAAAAACGGAACAGTTCCAGACAGAGAAGAGAAGAAAAGAAGAAACAAAAGAAGAGAACACGGAACGGAACGCGCCGTGCTCTCAAAGCGGATGGGGCGAATTGCTTAGAAAGGGGTTGGCCGTGACGGAAGAGCAGACCACCACCGAAACGAAGCGGGGCAGAGTGAGGCGCCTGTTGATCGAGCCGCTGACCGAGCACGGCTTTCGGAAGCCTGGCAACGTGAAGACGGGCGCACATGACGGCTTCCTGGTGAAGCTGGCCGATGCGCTCACCTACATGTCGGATCATCAGCTTGAGACCCTGCGCGACATGCTGCGCTATCGAGGCGAGGGAAAGTCGCGCGATGCCTGGCCGTCGATGGCGACGATTGCTGCCATGGCCGAAACGGTCGCGCCGCGCCCCCTTGAAGAGCATCCGACGATCCTAAGCTGGTTCGGCTCGGCGCGCGGGCCGAAGGCTCTGGAGGAGGGCGTGCTCGTCGCCGAGTTCGCCTTTCTGGAGAGGCGGAAGCGCCCGCCGCTGAATGACGGTGATCGCCGCGCAATCCGCGACCGGGCCGATGAGTGGGCGCGGCAGCGTGAGCTGATGCTCGATCGAGGTCGGCGCGGAATGTCGCGGGACGGCGATGCGCAGTGGTTGCGCTGGTATGACGGAATGGAGCGGCGGGCAATGTCCCTGCTGCCGGAGGGGACTGCATGATGATGGGTCATCGACAGCTTGCGCGTGAGAAGGTCGGCGTGGAGCGCGGGCCGCGCGCGGCGAATGGCAAGGAGCTGATCTCGGTTCGCGGTCTTCTCAATTGGGCATTCGGCATCGAGTTTGCTTCGATGGATTTCGATGAGGTCGGATCAGCGGCGGTTGAGTATCGGCCAGCGGTCGGCGCGGAGTATCGGATCATGCAGCAGCTCTCGCTCGGCAAGCGCTCGGGAGAGGGGGTTCGTCCAGACACCTCGTTCGGGAGGAGCCTGCCGCATGATGATGCTGACCTCGTGGCGTCTGTGCTGCGGAACTCGGTGCCATGGCACATGGCGATTCGTGTTGCGGAGCTGGCTCGGGCCGGACGGGCTCCGCAATGGGACCTCGGACCGCAGCGCTTCCAGCCGCGCGAGTGGTCAAAGCGCAATCACCTCGGGCAGTACGGCAAGGCCGAGGTGTGCCAGGAGGTCAGTTACGTGTGTCGCGGTCGGCAGCGTGTGCGCAAGGAATACTGGACGCCTGTCATGGTTGTCCCGAGCGCCCGTGAGATGGCATCAGCACGGCGCGAATACCTTGATTGGTGGGGTGCGCTGCTGTCAGTGCATGCTGGCCTCAGTGGCGTGCAGCTCCGCAAGTTCGAGGTCACTGACCGGATGCCACCGATGACGCCGTGGAGAAAGTGATTGACAGGAATGAGCTTCTGTTGACATCTTGTCTGCGAACCGAATTGCGCCCGGAGCGGAGATACCGCTGCCGGGCGCTTCTCATTTCAGCGGGTCAGTCATGGGAAGATTGAGCGGACGCGGCTTGCCGTCGCGGCTTGGTGCTGCGTCGTCGCGCCTGAAGAAGTCGGCGGCTCAGCCGTCGGGCGATGCGCCGGGGCGGCGCTCCCACAATTGGCTGAACACCTCGCGGTGGCGTCGGGTGCGACAGCGAGTTCTCGAGCGCGACTGCTACGTGTGCCAACAGACCGGCGTGATGTTGATCGGCAAGTACCCGGCGGCGAACAGTCCGGTGGTCGACCACATCAAGCCCCATCGCGGCGACCCCGCGCTCTTCTGGGATGAGAAGAACCTGCAGGCCGTGAGCAAGGTCTGGCACGACCGGACCAAGCAGAGCCTGGAGAAGCGCGGGCTCGCCTGAGGTGCCGCGAGGCCGGGGGGGGGAGGGCAAAAGTTCGGGGTCGAAAAAGCTGGAAACCCGTCGCCCCATCATCCGGAGATTTTTTTTGTGTCGAACCAAGAAAATCAGGACGAAATCATAGGTTTCACCTTCTGGGGTGATCCGGTCTACAAGGTCAGCCGGAAACGCGGTCGCCCGCCGTTCCAGTGGACCGAAGAAAACTCACATAAAGTCAGTATGTTACTGGCTATGAACTGGTCGAATGAGCGGATCGCGAATTGCATCGTCGATCCGAGGACCGGGAAGAAGATCAGCATACCGACGCTGAAGCGGTATTTTAGATCCGAGCTCGCTCTCCGAGATCAGGCTCGTGACCAGCTGGTCGCCAAGCAGATGATGTCGCTGGCCGAGCTGGCGTTCGGCGGGAACGTCGGAGCGATGAAGGAATTCCAGCGCATGGTCGAGAAGAACGACCTCGCGCTGATGAGCAGCAACATCAAGGAAGCGCAGCGCCGGCCGAAGGCTGGTGAGCGGCTGGGCAAGAAGGAAGCGGCGCGCAGGGACGCCGGACAAGTCGCGGCCGGTGGGGGCGAGGGCTGGGGCAATGATCTGAAGCCTGGCGGGTTCCACTGATGCTCGACGCGATCGATCTTGACGCGCTGGGTGTTGATCCGGCCTGGAACACGGCAGTCCCCGATTGGCACGAACGGCTCCTCGGCGGTCAGTCGATGATCCCCGACCTTCCGCTCTTCGATGCGGTTGCGGAGAAGGCGCTTCGTATCTTCAAGCGGCTCAAGGTTCCGGACCTTCCGGGAACACCGACGTTCGGTGAAATCTGCGACGACTGGGTTTTCGAGTTCGTCGAGGTGATCTTCGGCAGCTACGATCCGGAGACGAAGCGGCGCATGTTGCGGGAGTTCTTCCTGCTGGTGCCCAAGAAAAACGGCAAGTCGGCGATCTCGGCGGGGATCATCGTGACGGCGGCGATCATGAACGAGCGCCCGCAGGCCGAGCTCTACCTTATCGCGCCGACGCAGAAGATTGCGGGCATCGCGTTCAAGACTGCCGCCGGGATCATCCGCTTGGATGACCAGCTGTCGCGCCTCTTCAAGGTGCAGACGCACCAGAAGCAGATCACCCATCTGGTCACCGAAGCGGCGATCATGATCCTGTCGGCCGACGGCGATGTCGTGACCGGCTCGAAGGGCTGCTACATCCTGGTGGATGAGACCCACGTTCTCGGCTCCAAGCACAAGGCGCCGGACATCTTCATCGAGCTTCGAGGCGGTCTGAAGTCCCGACCAGAGGGTTTCTTCCTGCAGATCACGACGCAGTCGAAGGAGCGCCCAACGGGACAGTTCGAGAAGGAACTGGAAACGGCGCGAGCTGTCCGCGACGGTGAGATTGCGCTGCCGATGCTCGCGGTCATGTACGAGCTTCCGCGCGAGATGGCCGAGGCCGAGGCATGGCGCGACCCGAAGACCTGGCATCTCGTGAATCCGAACCTCGGAAGATCGGTCCACCTCGAAGACCTGGTGAACGATCTTCGGAAGGCGGAGCGGGAAGGGCCAGAGGCGCTGGCGCTCTTTGCTTCGCAGCACTTGAACGTCGAGATCGGCGTCGGGATGCATTCCGGCAGATGGGTCGGCACCGACTACTGGACCAAATCGGCGAGGTCCGAGATGACCCTCGAAGACATCGTCGAGCAAAGCGACGTATGTGTTGTCGGGGTAGATGGTGGCGGCCTCGATGACCTGCTCGGCGTCGGTGTCCTTGGGAGACACAAAGAAACTCGCGTCTGGATGCATTGGGGCAAGGCGTGGGCCGACCGTGACGTGCTGAAGTTGCGGAAGAACATTGCCGCCGAGCTCGAGGTGCTCGAGCAGGAAGGCGATCTGACGCTAGTCGACAATCTGGAACTCGAGGCAATCCCGGAGATTGTGGAAGTGTGCCTCACGTTGAAGGCTGCGGGTCTTCTTCCCGAAGACAGCGGCATTGGGATGGACCCGGAAGGGGTGGCGAAGATCGTCGATGCCCTGATCGAGGAGGGTTTCACGATCGACGACATTCGGGCCGTAAGCCAGGGCTACAAGCTTAATGCCGCGATCAAGTCCGTGCCCGTGAAGCTGAAGAATGGATCGATGATACACTGTGGTCAGCGGATCATGGGTTGGTGCGTTGGAAACGCGAAGGTCGAGGCCCGCGGGAACGCCGTCATCGTGACCAAGGCGCAAAGCGGCAGCGCCAAGATCGACCCGCTCATGGCGCTGTTCAACGCGGTGATGCTGATGAGCTGGAACCCCACGGCTAGCGGCGGGCCGAGCGTCTACGAAACCCGCGGCATCCGCACTGTCTGAAGGGAAAACCATGGGTTTGATGAACCTCCTGCGCCGCTCCGAGCCGGAGGCGCCAGCCGAAGCTATTGCAGAGCACGAAGCGGAAACGCAGTCGCAGGTTCGGGCAATGGCGGGCGAAATGGCGCAGTTTTCGGGCCTGACCGATCCGCAGTTCTACGAGTTTCTGCGTCAGGGAGGCGGCGCAATGACCGAGAGCGGCGCGACGGTCACAGTGAAGGCGGCGATGCGCAACACCACCGTCCTACGGTGCGTTTCCCTCATCTCGTTTTCGATCGGGATGCTGCCGCTTCATCTTCAGCGCAAGGATGACAAAAGCGCGGCGAAGGATCATCCCCTCGATCGTCTTCTGCACCGTCGCCCAAACGCTTGGCAGACAGCTTTCGAGTTCAAGAGCCTTATGGAGCAGCGTGCTCTGCAGCATGGTAGCGCCTTCGCGCGGATCGTGCGGAGCGGTAGCCGAATTCTTCAGCTCATCCCGATTGATCCTGAGCGGGTGGTCGTCAAGCAAAACGCGGATTGGACGCTTCGCTACGAATACCGCCGTGACGACGGAAGCAATCTGACGCTGCAACAGAAAGATGTGTTCCACCTGCGCAACGGCTTGTCCGAGGACGGGCTCACCGGATTGGCGATGGTCAAGCAGGCCGCCGAAGCGATCGGGTTGGCGCAGCAGGCCGAGCGCGCGGCTGCCCGGCTCTTTCGCAATGGGATGATCGTCGGCGGGGCGCTCAAGCACAAAGGTCAGCTTTCTCCGGAGGCCTACGAGCGGCTGAAGGAAAGCATGAACGAGGACCGAGGCGCCGGCGGCGCGCACAACTGGAAAATCCTCGAGGAAGGGATGGAGCTGCAGACGGTGAGCCAGTCTGGCCGAGATAGCCAGACCATCGAAAACCGCAGCCACCAGATCGAGGAAATTTCGCGCGCCTTCGGTGGTGTTCCGCGGCCCCTCCTGGTCATGGGCGATACGTCTTGGGGAACTGGCATCGACGCGCTCGGCCAGCTCTTCGTGCGCTACTCCCTGAATCCTTGGTTTCAGGCTTGGGAGCAGGCGATCGAGCGCGACCTGCTCAGTGACGAGGATGCCGAGGTCTACGAGGCAAAGTTCAATGCAGGGGCGCTTCTGCGCGGCTCGATGAAGGACCAAGCGGACTTCTTCGCCAAGGCTCTCGGCGCTGGTGGGCATCAGCCGTGGATGCTGTGGCAGGAAGTTCGCGAGACCATGGATTTGCACGAGCTCGAACAGGCACCTCCGCCGCCGCCGGGCTTGGTTGGAAAAGGGGAAAGCTGATGAGCCTGAGAAAACTACCCGAGATCACCGCCGGCCGACTGCCGGAGGTCTGTGCCTTCCAGCCCGACGAGGATGCACTCGATCGCTGGAATGCCTCGGTCATGGCAGCGCAGACGTCGGAGAACACCATCTCGGTACTCGACGTGATCGGCGAGGATTTCTGGACCGGTGGTGGCGTGACGTCCAAGCGGGTGTCGGCTGCGCTTCGTGCCATTGGAGATCAGGAAGTCTTCGTCGACATCAACAGTCCGGGCGGTGACTTCTTCGAGGGCGTGGCGATCTACAACGCGCTTCGGGCACACCCGCGCAAGGTCACGGTGCGGATCCTCGGGATTGCCGCGTCGGCTGCCTCGGTGATCGCCATGGCCGGCGACGAAATCCAGATCGGCAAGGCAGGCTTCCTGATGGTTCACAACGCCTGGGTCGTCGCGATGGGCAACCGTCATGACCTCACCGAGGCCGCGGCCACGATGGAGCCTTTCGATGACGCGATGGCGACGGTCTATTCGGACCGGGCCGGGGTCAAGAAGGCCAAGGCCGCCGAGTGGATGGACAACGAAACCTGGTTCAACGGCGAGCAGGCGGTCGAGGAGGGGCTCGCAGATGGGTTTCTTCCCGCTGACGCCGTGAACGAGGACAAGGCGAAAGCGCACCTGGCCAAGTCGCCCAAGGCGATCAACCGGGTGGACGCAATGCTCGCCAAAACCGGAATGCCGAGGTCGGAACGCCGTGCGCTTCTTGCCGAGGTCAAGGGGGTCACGCACGACGCTGACCCGACCGTCACGCACGACGCTGACGCACTCAAAGCCCTTACGCAGGGCCTTTTCCAACTCTGAAAGGAATGATCATGTCGAAGCACATGACCCCCGCGAAAGCTCGCGGGATCATCGCCGTGCGTGCCGAAACCGGCGACGTGGCGAAAATCCTCGCTAATCTCCAGAAGGACTGGCAGTCGTTCAAGGACACCCAGGCCGAAAAGGACAAGGAGGTCAGCGCGAAGTTCGATGACGTGGTGACCACCGAGAAGTTCGCGCGTATCGACGCCAGCGTTGGCGAGCTTCAGTCCGCGGTCGATCAGGCCAACGCGCAGCTCGCCGCGATCGCCATGCAGGGCGGTGGCGCTGGTCAGGTGGTCGATGCCGAGTATTCGCAGGCCTTCCTCGCGAACTTCCGCAAAGGCGACATCAACGCGGCGCTGAACAAGGGCGCGGACGATGAGGGCGGCTACCTGGCGCCGGTTGAGTGGGATCGCACGATCACCGACAAGCTGGTCGAGGTCTCGCCGATGCGCCAGATCGCCTCGGTGCAGCGCATCTCGAAGGCCGGCTTCACCAAGCTCTTCAACCTGCGTGGAACCGGCTCGGGCTGGGTCGGCGAGGAAGCTGCCCGCGGCGAAACCGCTACGCCGACCTTCGGCACCATGACCATCACGCCGGGCGAAATTTACGCGAACCCGGGCGCGACGCAGGGGATGCTGGATGACGCCGAGGTCGACCTCGAGGCGTGGATTGCGGGTGAGGTGGAGACCGAGTTTGCCAAGCAAGAAGGTGCAGCCTTCGTCGCGGGTGACGGCACCAACAAGCCCGCTGGCTTCCTGTCCTTCGCCACCGGCGGAGCGAACGCAGCCGCGAACCCGCTTGGCGCAATCGAGGTGCTCGATGCCGCCTCGACCACCGCAGTGACCGAGGACGAGTTGCTCGATCTCATCTACGCGGTGCCTTCGGCCTATACCTCGGAGTCGCGTTTCACCATGAACCGCACTTCGATGGGCAAGATCCGCAAACTGCGCGATGCCGATGGCCGCCAGCTCTGGCAGCCCTCCTCGGTCGCAGGGCAGCCCTCGACGCTGCTGGCGTACCCGCTGACCGAAATGGCGGACATGCCTGACATGGCTGCGGGCGCCATGGGTATCGCCTTCGGCAACTTCCGCCGCGGCTACCTGATCGTGGACCGTGCGGGCGTGCGCGTGCTTCGCGACCCCTTCACCGCCAAGCCCAAGGTGCTGTTCTACACCACCAAGCGCGTCGGCGGCGCGGTCACCGACCCGACCGGCATCAAGGTGCTGAAGCAGGCCGCTGCCTGATGATATGCGCCCTGGCGGCTCTTCCGCCAGGGCGCTCCGTTTAACTCGGATTTTCTTGGAGTTCCAATCATGGTTGATCAAACCAAGGCAGCCGCGCCGAAAGCGGGAGCCGCAAAACCGGCGAAGCGTCAGGGCATGACCGCTGAAGAGGCGAAGAAGGCCGGCCTCGATCCCGTTCCCTACGGCGGCAAGGGCAAGTAACCCATGTTTCGCCCGACCCTTATCACCCCGCCTGCCGGGAAGCCCGTGGGCGCCACTGAGTGCAAGTCGCACGCGGTCGTTGACTACAGCGAAGATGATGCGATCGTTGAGGCGATGATCGACGCCGCGGTGTCTCATTTCGACGGCTTCCGAGGGGTTCTGGGTCGGGCGATCATCCTGCAAACGTGGCAGGTCGAAATGGGCGCGTGGCAGCGCTGCGTTGATCTGCCGGTGCCTGACGTATCCGCGGTCACAATCACCTACGCGGATGCGGCTGGCGAGCAGCAGGATGGGCCGAATGTGCGGATCCTCGCGACCTCGGGCGGTACCCGAGTTGTGCTGCCGAACAACTGGTCGTTCCCGGCAACTGAAACCGGAAACCCGGCACCGATCAGCATCCAGTTCACGTGCGGTTTCGGTGATGCCAGCGCCGTGCCGTCGGCGATCAAGATGGCGATCATGCAGATGGTGGCGCACATGTTTGCAGAGCGCGAAGGGATATCGATCGCAGAGCCGGTGTACGATCGGCTCATTGCGCCCTGGCGGTGGGCGCGCCTGTGATCGGGCGGAAGGAAAAGAGGGCTCTGTCTGGAAAGGCTGGCGTCCTGACGGAGCGGGTTGCGTTCGATGAGAACGTCGGCGTGACCGGCAGCCTCGGTGGCACTGTGACAACTTGGACTGAGCGGCACCTCTGCCGAGCCGAGTGGATTTATCAGCGCGGCGATGAGGCGGTGCAGGCCGCGCGTCTCGCGGGGCGGCGCGTCTTCAAGATCAAGGTTCGCTCCTGTGCCGCGACACGGTCGATCACGACGGATTACCGGATGCGCGACATGCGCCGCGGGCTGCCGTCCGGTGTCGGCGAAGATGTCCTGCCGGGAAACCGCTGGGATGTGAAGGATGTCGACGCGATCACCGACCGGCAGTGGGTTTATCTGACCGTAGAGGGGGAGGTGGTGTCGTGAGCATCTCCATGAAGATGTCCGGCTTTCGCGAAATCGAGAAGGCTCTGGCGCGACTGCCTGCGGGCGCGGCGAAGGGTGTGGCACGGCGGGCGATGCGCGATGAGCTGAAACCTGTGGCTGCCACCGCGAATGCGTTTTGGCCGGGCTCGAGTGACGATGTTTTCCGCATCGGCTCGCGCCTCAGCAAGGGGCAAAGAGGTGCCAGCGCCGTGCCAACGGGCCGGAGCGTGACGAATTTGTTTGTCGGCTCCCCTGGCGGCCGGAACGGGACGCCAGAAGCGCACCTTATCGAATTCGGTACCGGCCCGCGGTTTCAGAAGAAAGGGCGTTTCACCGGCTCGGTGGCGCCTCAGCCCATGCTTCAACCGGCGTGGGACATGCACAAGCAGAGCATGCTCGAGGGTCTGGGTGCGCGGCTCTGGGGTGAGATTGAGAAAACGATGGACCGGCGCGCGAAGCGGGCGTCGAGGGGATGATGCAAGAACACCTCTATGCGCTGCTTTCAGGCGCGGTCAGTTTCACCGTCGCGTGGGGCAGCCTCGGCTCTGGCGTGGGTCTGCCGCGCGCGTCGATCTTCCGTACCAGCGGCGCGCGGGACATGCACCTGCAGGGCACCGGCCTCATGCAGACACGCGTGCAGATCGACTGCTACGGCGCGACCGTCGAGGACGCCCATGCCGCGGAGTCTGAAATCCGGTCTGTGCTGGAGGGTTACCGCGGCGGACCGATCCTCGGGATTTTCCTCGAGGCGGTGCGGGACGGGTTCGAGGATGACACGCAGCTTCTGCAGCGGGTCTCCCTCACATTCGCGGTCAGGCATCGCGACTAGACGCCGGGCAGCCGGCAATCACTCAACGCTGAAACAAGGAGATCGCCATGGCGACCAAGCAGCGCATTGTCTACGGTGCCACGTCCGAGTGGGGAACCGATGGCAGCACCTGGGAAAATATTCCCGAGGCCAAGGGGATCGCGGTTCCCACGGTGGAAGTCGAGTATCAGGACGCCACACACCTCGGGAGCCCCGGCGGTTTCCGCGAGTTCGTGCCGGGCCTGAAAGACGCGGGCTCGATCAGCATTCCGTGCGGCTATTCGTCGGCGGGCTATGCTGCGGCCTTCGACCACATGACCAACCGCACCTTGGTTTATTTCAAGACCACCATGCCGCTGGAGGAGGGGCAGACCACCGGCGATATCTTCGAGTTTGAGGGGTACGTCACCCCCGAGCTCAACACCGATGAGGTGGGTAACATCATCTCTATGAACCTCGCGGTTCGTATCAGCGGCGCACCGAGCTTCACTGAGGCCACCACGGCATGATCAGCGGAGTAACCAAGCAGATCGGCGGAACGTCTGAGACGTTCCGCATGACCACGCGCGCGATGATGGAAATCGAGGACGCGCTCGGGGCAGGCATCGTTGACGCGATGAAAGGCCTGAAGGCTGGTTTTCGGGTCGGCACAGTGGTGCGGCTCTTGTCGGCGTGCGCGGACAATGGCTCCGGTCGGGATTTGGCCTGGGCGCAGTGGGCGATCGATGAGATTGGCCTCGCGGCGGCGGGCGAGCTGATGGGCGAAGTGGCCGAGGCCGCATTCCCCGAGGCGAGTTCGAAAGGGCGCCAAGCAAAAAACGCGAAGGGGGCGGATCGGGTCAAATAGACTGGTCCGCCCAATTTCGGGCATGGGTCTTGGCCGGGGAAGCGCCCGAGGCATGGCCCAACGCAACATTCCGAGAGGCGCAGGTCATCATCAAGGCTGCGTCTCTCCGCGATGCGCGCCTCGCTTGGCAGGCGGCGCACTTTCACCGCTACGCGGTGCATCAGCCAAACGATTTTCCCGAGGAGCCGAGCCTTGAACCTCGCGCGGAGGTTAGCGGCGAGGCTGATCGGGTCGCGGCGAAGGCTTGGATGCGGGCAATGAGCAGGAGGGCGGCAAATGGCAGTTGAAATCGGGGTCCTGCGGGCCCTCCTGAGCCTGGATAGCGCGGCCTTCGAGAAGGGCGCTAAGCGTGCGCAGGCCAGCATGAACGGCCTGCAGCGCTCTTTCAGCAAGACCGCTGACAAGATGGGCGACATTGGCCGTACCATGTCAACGCGGGTGACGGCGCCCGTGATTGGTGCATTGGGCCTGATGGGACATGCCACGATCGATAACGCGGTGGAGATCGAACGCCTTTCGCAGGTCGCGAATGCCAGCGCGACGGAGCTGCAGCGCTTTGCGGCTGGCGCGAGAACCGTGGGGATCGAGCAGGATAAGCTCGCCGACATTCTGAAAGACACCAACGACAAGATCGGTGATTTCCTGACCACAGGCGGCGGCCCATTGGCCGACTTCTTCGAGAATATTGCTCCGCAGGTCGGCGTCACGGCGGAGCAGTTCAAGAACCTGAGCGGGCCGGATGCGCTGCAGCTCTATGTCTCGTCCCTCGAAAAGGCGGGTGTCGGTCAGCAGGAGATGACCTTCTACATGGAGGCCCTTGCCTCGGACGCGACTCTGCTGCTGCCCCTCATGCGTGAAAACGGAAAGGAAATGCAGCGGCTCGGGGATAGCGCGCAGAAGGCCGGCGCCATCATGGGCGAGTCGACGATCGCGGCGTTGCTGAGAACCCGCAGTGCCATGCGCGATGCCGGCAACGCTCTGAGCGGGCTGGCAAACCAGATCATGGCTGCCCTCGCGCCCGCCATGGAGTGGATCGCCGAAAAGGTCAGTGAGGCCACCGAATGGTTCGGCAACCTCTCGCCGGAGGTGAAACAGATGATCGGCATTGCGACGGCGGTGGCGGCGGCCCTTGGGCCCCTGGCGCTCGCCATCAGTGCCGTCACAGCCGCGCTGGCTGTTCTCTCCGGCCCGGTGGGCATCATCTCGGCCCTGATCGGCGCTGCCGCCGCCGGGTTCGTCCTGTTCGGCACGAATGCAGGTGAGGCCGAGGTCGCGAGCTATGACGCGGCAGAGGGTACGGCGAAATTGGCCGATGCTCTGGCACTGGTCACGGCGGGCGCCCCGGGCGCGGCGCAATCGGCCATAGATATCGCCAACGCCAACTATCAATTGGCGGCGAGCGCGGTCGATGCCGCCCGCGCCGAGCTGGCAAAGAGCAAGGCGCTCCTGGCGTCTCGGGAAGCCAACCCGAATATCGCTGGCCGCAATCAGAACAGAAGAACGCTGAATGCCGAGATCGCCAAGGATCAGGAAGCGCTGGAGGCCGCGCTCGCCGCCCTCGAAGAGGTGGCAACCCAACGGCAAGAGGCCTATCGCGCGATCAACCAATCGGGTGCGCCCGGCAGCAACGCAGCGGTGCTCGATGTGGACACCAGCGCCGCGACGGGTGCCATGCAGTCGATCATCGACAGCATGGATTCGGCAACCGCAGCTGGCGGCAGATTGAAGGACGTTGTCACCGAGACGCCCGAGGCCATCGAGACGGAGGGGGCGAAGATCGCTTCCTTCTACGACGATATTGGGAACGCCGTGGCGGGTGCGATCACCCAGGGGCAGAATTTCGGCGAGGCCATGGGCAATGTGTTCCAGCGGATCGCGAATGACTACATCGCCTCCGGCGTCAGCGACATTTTCGCCTCCCTATTCGGGGATTTGAAGGCTGGAAAAGATGGCGGCTCGGGCGGCTGGCTGAGCAGCATCGGCTCCGCCTTCGCCGGCCTCTTCGACAAGGGCGGCCGCATCCCCTCCGGACAGTTCGGAATCGTCGGCGAGCTTGGGCCGGAGCTGGTGCGCGGCCCGGCCGTGATCACCTCGCGCAAGGACACCGCCGCGATGATGCAGGGCGGCGGCACGCAACGTGTCGAGGTCGCCTTGGTCGGCGGTGGCCTCACGCTGACCGATGGCGGCCAGATCATGACTGAGGTGGGCGCCGTTGTCGCGCAGGGCGCGCAGGCCACCGAGGCCAAGATGCGCGCAGACGTGCGCGACGGGCGCGGCCTGGCGCGCGATCTGCGCAGCACCACCACCGCGCAACAGCGCCTGAGCCCGAGGTAAGACCATGGCAAATTGGCCGGATAATGTGCCGTGGATCGCCCTCGGCTTCACGGAAGTGCCGCAGGACGGGACAATTCGCACCGCGATGAGTGCCGGGGCGGCCAAGCAGCGGCCGCGCTTTTCGGCGGTCTCGCGCGCGATCGCTGCGAGCGCGGTGCTGACGGCGGCTCAATATGCCGCGCTCAAGGCGTTCTACTACACCACGCTTGCGGGCGGCAGCCTGACCTTTGAGCAGATCGATCCGCAGACCGGCGCAAGCGCGACCTGGCGCTTTAACGGCCCGCCGTCCGGCGCGGCGCTGCGCGCCGATGGCGAGACGCTGACGGCCGATCTGTGGAGCGTGTCTCTGCCTTTGGAGATCTTGCCCTAATGGCGCTTTCCCAAACCCTCATCCGCGCCGCGACCGCGCAGCAGACGGGCGAGCTGGTGCTCGCCCTGGTGACCTTCACGCACCCGATTGCCGGGACGCGGCGCCTGGTCAACGACACGCAAGCGCTGACCAGCGGCGGAAACCTCTTCGAGGCCTACCCTTTCTCGGTGGTGCTGATGGCCGACAAGCCCGACGATCAACCGGTGATGACCCTGCGCGCCGCAAATGTCTCGCGCAAAGTGCTGGCCTACGCCCGCACCGCGGCGGCGAGCGGCACGCGCGCGAAGGTCATGATCCAGATCGTAGCGCGGGATGAGCCGGACATCATCGGGGCGCAGTACACCAATCTTGATGCGGCCGAATGGCGCTATGACCTCGAGAATATCAGCTGCAAGCTGACCTTCCGAAGCTATCAGAACGAGCCTTATCCCGCAGAGAGCTTTACGCCGGGCGCCGTGCCGGGGGTGTTCTGATGCATTGGTCGGCCGGGTTCGTCGGCATCCCGTACCTCGATCGCGGCTATGACCGCACCGGGGCCTGTTGCTGGGGCCTCTTGTGGCTGGTGCAACGCGAGGTGTTCGGCCGCGACGTGCCGCGCCATGATGAGCCGGTGGCGATGGTGCAGGCCGGCAAGGAGCTGATGGCATCGACCTTCTTTGCCGGTGCGCGGGTTGTGCCAGTCGCGCCCGCGGAGGTGCAGGCCGGCGACGTGCTGCATATGAAGGGCTTTCGCGCGGGCAAGGTCACGCGGCTGCACTGCGGTGTTCTGACGGGCCGCCACCACGTTCTCCATACCTCAATCACCACGGGCGCAATCGTCGAAGACCTTCGGCGCGCGCCATGGCGCTGGATACAGGCGTACCGCTTTGTCTGAGACTTTCTCCATCCGCATGATCGAAGACCCGCTCCTGCCGGGCGCCTCGGTCCATCAGTACCCGGTCGGCACCTCGCTCGCCTGGGCAATGGATGACCTTGCGCGCGCCTATGGCATGGATGTCGAGCTGATCGAGGTGTTCGACAGCGAGGCGCACCTGGCGCGCGAGACCTGGGAGGCCACCTATCCGGCGGCGGGGGTCGCGCTCTACCTCAAGGCGGTGCCGGGCATTGAAGGGGCAATCGCGATCTTCGCGAGCGTGGCGGGGAGCTGGGTTTCCGGCCTTACCTTCCTCGGCGGCGGGCTTCTGGCGCAAGCGGTTGGCCTCGCGGTGACCTTCGGCATTCAAGCGATCGCCAACAGCTTCATGTCTCCGGATCAGCCGGAAATCGGCAATTCGTCCGGCCCGCAGCGTTACTCTCTGAGCGGCGCGCAAAACAGGTTGGTGCAATGGGGAGCAATCCCGATTGTCATGGGCCGCATGCGGGTTACGCCCCCATATGGCGCTGTCCCTTACACCGAGGTGCGCGGGGTCGATCAGTATCTGCGCATGGTGTTCCTCTGGGGTCGCGGGCCGGTACGCCTATCCGATATCCGGATCGGCAACACGCCGATTTCGAGCTTTCAGGGCGTCGAAATCGAGCATGACCTCAATGGATATTCCGGGCTTGGTCTCTATCCGAGCGATGCCGCGCAACAGAGCCTCAACGTCAACTGCACGCACCAATGGGTGACGCGGACCACCGAGCCGGACACCGATGAGTTCGGGGTCACGATCACCTTTCCGAGCGGCATCTATGAGATCACCGACGAAGGCGCGCAAGGCGACCTGAGTTTCAACGTGACTGCGCAGTATCGCAAGGCAGGCACCGCGGCCTGGACGACCTTTTACTACATCTCCGGCGAATGGGAGCGCACCGACCTGGTGCGCCTGGCGGCAAACGCGCGCCCCGGCGCGCGGGCGCAGTATGAGGTGCGCGTCCTGGTCAACATGGCGCCAGGCGATAAGGGGCGCAGCGACGATGGTGTCCTGACCGCGCTGCGCAGCTTCCGCCATGAGGCCCCGGTCAATGCGCCTGGCATCGCCAAAACCGCTCTGGTCATCAAGGCGAGTGACCAGCTCAATGGTGCGATTGACGAGCTCAACGCCATCGTCGAGCGGCAGATCCCGATCTGGAATGGTGTCGACTGGTCGCAGCGGGGGTTCAGCGCCAACCCGGCCGCGCTCTATCGTGACGTGCTGACCGGGCCATCCAATGCGCGGCCGGTGACCGCCGCCAATGTGGCCGACCACAACCTCGGCGAATGGTATGAGCACTGCGCCGCGCTTGGGCTCACCTATGAGAATTATCTCGACCGTCAGAGCGTGTCGGCGGTGCTGGGTGCCATCGCCACCGCAGGCTTTGCCAGCCCGACGATGTATGACGACAAGTTCGGCGTGGTGATCGACCGGGCGCGAGACACCGTTGTGCAGGCCATCACGCCGCGCAACTCCTGGGGCTTCGCGGGCCAGATCAACGCGCCCGAGGAGCTGCAAGCGCTGCGGGTTCAGTTCCGCAACCGCAGCAAGGACTATGCCGATGACGAGGTGATCGTCTACGCCGAGGGTTACTCGGCCGCCAATGCCACGCTCTACGAGGTGGTGAACCCCGAGGGCATCTCGACGGCGGCGCAGGGGCAGCTCATGGGCCGGTTCCTGCTCCTGTCGCGCATCCTGCGGGCCGAGCCGTACCAAGTCAGCATGGATTTCGAGCACCTGCTCGCGCGCCGCGGTGACCTGGTGGCTTTCAGCCACGATGCGGCGCTTGTCGGTGACGTGGCGGGGCGCATCAAGGCGGTTGACGGCACCACGCTGACAGTCGATGAGCCGGTCACCTTCGAGGCCGGCATCGCCTACAACGTGCGGGTGCGGACCCGCGATGCGCAAATGCTTTTGCTCACGGCCGCGGGCACCGGCACTACCGCGCAATTCGAGGTGTCGAACGCCGCGGGCCTCAATCCCGGCGATCTGTTCATGTTCGGCCAGGTGGGGAGCGAAAGCCGCCTTTGCGTGATCTCGGACATTGAACGCGGCGATGATCTGCAGGCGAATATCGCGCTGCTGCCCTATGTGCCCGAGCTCTACGAGGCCATCGACCAGGGCGTGCACGAGAGCAACCTGAGCGAGCCGGTAGGGTTTTCCAAGGTCGGGCCGGTGCAGCCGCGCATCGTGGGCGTTGTGTCCGATGAGCGCGCCCTGCCGCGATCGGCAACGGGCGACGTGCAACCCGCGATCCTGGTCTATTTCGATCCGGGCTTCGCCCCGGCGGGCAACGCGCGCGTGACCCGCACGCAGTACATGCTTGTCTCCTGGCGCGAGACCGGTGCGGACGAATGGAGATCGGAGATCGTGAGCGCGCTGGCGGGGGAGGTTCGGATCTCGGGGGTGACCGCGCGCCGGTCCTACGATATCCAGCTGGTCGCGCAGGATGCCGAATTTCGCACCTCTGAGGCGGCGCTGGTCAGCGGGCATGTGGTCACTGGCCTAGCGGCCCCGCCGCCCGCCGTTGCGACCTTCCGCACCAGCGCCAACGGCAGCCAAGTCTATCTCGAGTGGACCTATCCCGCGATCGTCGGCGACGTGGTGGGCTATGAAATCCGCTATCACCCGGATCAGGGCGTGACGGATTGGCGGATCATGAGCCGCGTGGCGGACAACGTGCCCCGCGCGGCGCGGTCGATCATGGCGCCATCGACGGTGGGCAGCTACGCCATCAAGCCGTTTGACGCGCTGGGTATTAGGTCGGTCGAGGCACTCTATCTGTCGAGCGCGATCTCCGACCCGGCGCTGACCAACGTCATTGCTGTGCTGAGCGATGCGCCGGACTTCGCCGGCGTGCGGGATGGGGTGACCTTCCTTGATGGCGGTCTACAGCTCGACGGCTCGGCGGTCATGGCAGACTGGGCCACGCTGGACGAGGTGGAAAACCTGCTTCGACCCTACGGCAACGACACGCCTCTCAATCCCGTGGGCACCTACACCCTGTCGGAGCCCTTCGATCTGACAGGGGTCTATACCGTGCATGCGGATTTCGACATTCGCATCGAGGTCGCGAGCTACCGGGCGCTTGTCTCCGATTGGGCAAACCTCTCCGATCTCGCTGACCTCACCGGCGGCGTGACCGGCGATGAATATTCGGTCGAGGTGCAGATGCGCTATAGCCGCGAGGATGTGGCCAGCGGCTTCACCTGGTCGGAGTGGCAGACATTCCGGCCCGGCGAGATCACCGCGCGGCACCTCGATTTTCGGGCTGTCCTGGAAACCACCGACCCGGCTGTGTCGCCATCGATCGAGGCCCTGACGGTTTCGATCGATGTTCCAGATCGCGTGGCGCGCGGGGATGAGATCACCTCGGGCGCTGGCGCAAAACCGATCACCTTTTCGCCCGCCTTCACGGCCACGCCATCCATCACCGTGACCGCTCAAGACATGCAGGCGGGCGACTACCAAGAGATCACCGGGAAAAGCCGGGAGGGCTTCACCGTCACTTTCAGAAATCAGGCCGGAACGGCTGTCAGTCGCACCTTCGATTGGCAGGCTATCGGCTACGGCAGGGAGCTGGGCACATGAGCCAGAACTTCGTCACCAATACGCCGCCCTCGACCACGAGCGGATCGGCCTTCGCAACGCAGACCGATGATCGGTCTGACGCGCTTCTCACGATGCACTCCGGCGCGGTCCGTCCGCCCTATGCTAAAGCCGGCACCGCTTGGCTCAAAAACGATGGCAGCCCCTGGGTACTGTATTTCTACGATGGGGCGCAGGATGTGCAGCTCGCGACGGTCGATCCAGTTACACACGTGATCTCCTGGAACCTCGCGGACAGCTATGACCCGGACCTCGCGGCCATTGCTGGACTGTCGCCGACCAAGAACGACCAGCTTGTTTACCGCGATGGCGCGTGGGCTGCGGTTCCGGGGCTTCTGTCGGGTCTGAGAAATCGCCTGATAAACCCCCTGTTCTACGTTGACTTCCAGGCGCAGAACACCGGCGTGACTGCGGATGCTCGCCATGTCGTCGAGGGATGGGTTCTTTCGCACTCCAATGATGTGACCACGCAAACGCTGAGCCGGGTAACGGGGGACAGTGTTCCCTACTCTCTGCGGTATGCGGTCACTACTGGGAGCGATCCGAGTCTCGCAGCCGGTGCCTACGCTGCTATTGAGACTGCGGTAGAGGGCAACGACCTGGCAGATGCACTTTGGGGAACGGCAAATGCAAAGCCTGTGTGGATTGCTGGGCGCGTTATGGCCCCAACTACGGGGGTCTACTGCGTTTCCCTCTGCAATTCCGACAACTCCCGCTCGTATGTTTTTGAGGTCGACTGCATCGCAGACACCTGGGTCGACTTTGAAGTAGAAGTGCCTGGGGATACGGCAGGCACGTGGCTGAAAAACCAAGGTATTGGTACCCGGCTTCGCTTCTGCGTAGCCGGCGGAGCAAACTTCGAAACCGCTGCCGATGCATGGGCTGGTGGTAACTTCCTGGTGACTGCAAATCAGGCCAACGGCACTGAGACAAACGGCAATCAATACCGCATTGAGAATGTTCGTCTCTCTGTTGGTGCTCCGGTTGGTCAAGACTGGATTGGCTATAACAACGAGCTGCTGCGATGCCAGAGATACTATCAAGTCCACACGCACAGACTGCGCTGGGATCAGGCCATTGCTGGTGAGGTTGTTGGTCAGATCCTTCCGATGCCTCAGGCAATGAGGGCAACCCCGACTGTGGTTATTGACCAACTTGACGCTATCAACATGCAATCGATCAACGTGTATGGGGTGTCCTCTTATTCCATGCAGATCGATTACGGCGGTTCCGCCGCAGGTGGTGCGTCCGACTACAGGTTCAATGTGCGGCTTAATGCGAGGCTCATCTGATGGAAATCACAGAAGCAAACTTCACAAGTGTCGGAACAATCCTTGCCGTCGTTGACGGTGAGGAACTCAATATCCCCGACGATATGGAAAACCGGCACCGCGCAGCTCTTGCTGCGTGGGAGGCGGCGGGCAACACGATCGCGCCCTATGAAGCCCCGGCGACCACGGCGGCCTCTGTTGATGCCGAGCGTGACCGCCGCATCGATGGCGGCTTCACCTTCGATGGCGCGCTCTATCAGACCCGGCCCGAGGATCGCGAAAACATGGCCGGGGCGGCAACCTCGGCGCTTGCGGCCATCGTGAGCGGCGCGCAGGCCGGCGATCTCTACTGGCACGGCGGTGCCGAGCCCTTCGCCTGGATCGCCGAGGACAACAGTCTCACCGAGATGGACGCGCAGACCATGCTCGCCTTCGGGCAGGCCGCGATGGCGCACAAGCAGGCGCATATCTTCGCGGCTCGGGCGATCAAGGATTTGGACCCGCTGCCCGCCGACATCACCGACGACGCGCTCTGGCCGTGAGCGCCTACACGCACGCCCTCGATTGGTGCGAGCGCCACGGGGTCGGCTACCGCGTCACGCACGCCCTGAGCTGGGACGTGGGGCGCCCTGGCTCGGGCCTGCAGGTGACGGTCCCGCCGGGCTTCGGCTTCGAGGTCAGCGTGCCGCGCTGGCTCTGGTGGGCGGCAAACCCTCACCGGCCTGAATACCTGAAAGCCGCGGCCCTGCACGACTACACGCTGCAAAGCGGGTGGGATCGTATCAGCGGCGGGGCGCTCTTTCATGCAGGGCTGAAGGCGGATGGCGTCGGCCGGATGCGCCGCCTCGCCATGACGCTGGCGGTCATGCTCTACCGCTTCCAGTGAGGGCAGAATGCCGATCATCTATAAGAACAGGCTTCTCGAATGGTGGTTCGCTGCGTCGACTGTCGGCTTTGGCGTCTGGCTCGGCTTGCCGATGGACAGCATGTCGACCGGCGCTTTCGCGGACCTCACCCGATGGCTGACCGAGGCCGAGTGGGCGTTCCTCTTCGGTATCACCGGTGTCGCCCATTGCGTTTCGCTCTTCGTCAACGGTCGGCGGTGGTGGACGCCGTTCGCGCGCACCCTAATGCTCACGGTCAATTCGCTTTGCTATGGGCTCTTCGCTGTTGGCTTCGCCGTGACCTACTGGCCAACCACGGCCACCTACACCTATGGCGTGATGATCCTCGGGGCCGCGCTGATCTGTATCTACCGCGCGGTGAAGGACTGCGTGCATGCCTTGGAGGGTCTCGCCCATGCCCACTGATCCCAGCTTCGCCGAGCAGTTCGGTCTCGTGATTGGGGCAATCGCGACCCTGATCACTGCCATCGGCGGCGTCGCGATCATGAAGGGTCGCAAGGAGACCAAGGCGGGGGAAGGGCCATCCCAGGGGGCGGCAATCCTTGCTGAGCTAAAGCGGCAGACCGATGTGCTCGAGCACGAGGCAGGCCACGCCGCTCAGCAGCGCGCGGAGCTGATCAACATCGCCCGCTCGGTCCACCACCTCGCCATCAAGTTGGACGCCCGCAGCAACTAGGCTGCGGAGAAAGGCCGCGCCGCCTAAGGGCGAGCGGCCCTCATTTTTCGGAGAAAGCGATGCGACAGGAAATCCACGCCCTCCAGACGGGGGCGAACGCGCTTGGCTTCAACGCCGGGCGCGCAGATGGCCTGTGGGGGCCAAAGACTGAAGCAGGCCTGCTTGCGCTGCTGGCTTCGCACGTAGGCCGCTGGGGCGATCCGGTCGAGGCAATGCACCAGGCGGTCATCGACCTCGGATATCTCTCCGCGGGGCCGGTCAGCCGGGTCTGGACGCCCGAGCTGGATCGCGGGCTGCGTGCAGTCGTCGAGGCTGAGGGCCTGCCGCGTGCAGGAGCGATCGTCGAGGATGTCACGTTGTCGCCCGGTTGGGGCGGATGGGTCTCTCACGAGAAGCAGGTGCTGCAGGGCTCCGCTGGCTACGTGGTAGGGCTCTTCGTCTTGCACACGACCGCGACCTCGGCGACCTGGTGGAAGGGCAAGAGCAACCGCCAGATGTTTGATGAAGTGCGCGGCTGGCATCTCGCCAAGGGTTGGCGCGACATCGGCTACCACGGTCTGATCTTCCCGGATGGCGAGGTCATCGAGGGCCGCGGCTGGGGCGAGATCGGCGCGCATGTCATCGGCCACAACGCGGGCTCTCTGGGCTATTCGATGGTGCCGGTGAACACCGTCACGAACATGGGCGCGCCCGAGGACTTCTACACCGCCGAGACGCTCGACGCGATGCGCGGGGTGATCTCCAAGGCCTGCAACGCCACGCAAATCCGACGGATCGCCGGCCACAACGAATTCGCCAACAAGCTCTGCCCCGGGTTCAAGGTCGACGACGCCGACTGGGCGCCGCTGGGGTGGGCGGCATGACCCGGGCCGTCCACTACCGAGACCGCAACGCCTTCCTGCAGGACCGCGCGCCCGGATCGTTCTGGATCAGCGGACCGGAAGAGACTGGCGAGCAGAGCTTTATCTTCTTCTGCCCGTGCGGCTGCGGCGACAAGTCGGTGCTGAAGGTGGGCAGCGGCTTCAAGCCGAAGCACGGGCCGAGCTGGTCCTGGAATGGATCGACCACCGCGCCCGAGCTCGCGCCTTCGGTCAACTGGCAGAGCCACTGGCACGGCTGGCTGCGCGAGGGCGTCTGGCGCTCGTGCTGATCAACCTGCCGATCTCCGACTGGCGCCTCGCGCTGGTCCTCTCTGCGGCTGCGGCCGCCATCCATAAGGGACAATTTGATGGACTTCCTCAAAAGCATTCTCGCCAGCCCCGAGCTGGTCAACGCCCTGATCGGTCTCTTCGGACTTGTCCTGATGCTGATCATCAACCGCGGTGCCGGGGCGATCGAGGCCTTTACCGGCATCAGGATCGAGGCAGCCGCGCGTGAGGCTCTGCATTCCGCGATCAAATCTGGGGTCGAGGCAGCTGTGCTCGAAGGCCCTGGCGCAGGCTTCGAGGTGGTCAAGGCGCACGCGATCTATCACGCGCAGCAGTCGGTGCCGGATGCGATAGAGCGATTGGTTCCCGGAGATGGCGTCCTCGATCGGATCGCGCTGCGCTACTACCGCGAGGCCATGGCCAGTGCGGGAGTGAAGATCCCGGAGGCGGCGTAGTCCGCCCCGGCAGGTCGAATGATGGGCGGATCACTCTCGCCCGTGTCGCCCCAGCAGGGGCCTGTTTCTGAAAGGGTTTCGCCATGGCTTTCCACGGCAATATCGAGGTCAATTCGGACCAACCTGCACTTCTCACTGCCGAGGACGTGTCCGGCAATTTCTTGTGCCAGAACCAATCGGGTGAGCCTGTCCGCCTCATCGGTGCAACTGACACGACCGTGCCGGCGGCGGATGCGCCTGGTCTCGAGTTGGCGCATGGTGCGGTAATTCTCAATGAGGCGATGACCGATCTCTTCCCTAGCATCGCAGCAGTGCGTGTCTTCGCGGTGAGCCTGAGCGGCAGTGGTCCCGTCTTGGTGTCCTATGCGTGAGTTTGCGCTAGCGACCTTCGGTGGTTTCCGCGTCGGGCGCAGGCACGAGAAAGGTCCTGTCGCGGTCCTGCCGCTGATCATCGTCGGCGCGTCCAACGCCGCCGGTGGCGCAACAGATGATCCTGCTGCCTTGCCGCTCACCGCAGAGGACATGGATGCGAGCATCACGATCTACGACCCTAATGCCAACACGGTGCGCGCGCTCGACAACGACCTCGGAATCCCGCGGCCCGGCGATGGTGCAATCACGACCAGCACCACCCCGGCGATCAACTTCGCCAAAGAGGTGCGCAGGGCGACAGCGGGGAAAGTCATCGTGGTGCTGATCCCAACTGCCGTCGGCGGGCGCAAGCTCGACGGTGGCTCTTGGGACCCGGACGGGGCAGGGCCTGCATGGACCATCGGCGGATCGGCGGCGGCGACTGATGTGGTAGGCGCGCTCTACCTCGCGCACGCCAATGGCACGTTCCGCGATGCGGCCCTGGCGGCCATCGCGGCGGAGTATCCGGGTTTTCCGGTCCTGGACCCGGTGTTCTTCGGAAGCCTCGTGAATGAGAACGACACCGGCTCGGACATTCCCACGCTGCTCGACAAGGGCGAGCGCGGGATGAACGGCATCCGCTCTGCGTGGAACGCGCCGACCGCGCCTTGGGTCACCTACGGTGGCCCGCCTGAATTCAGCTATGACGGCGGCGCGGACAAGGACATGATCGCCGCGGTGAACCTGATGTTGGCCGAGCGGATGACGCATGTTGGCTTTGCCCGTGGCGTCGAAGGCAACACGCACAGCACCGAGCCGATTCACTACAGCAACGTGGGTTACCGGATCGAGGGGACCTACGCTGCAGGGGCCTATGCCGCAGCTGTGGCCAATGCGCAGGCGCGCCCCGAGATGGTCGACTGGGCCGATGACCTCACGAACAAGCCGGCCCGCCTCTATTCGCTCTACCGGGGGCTCTCGACCTACACCGGCCCGCTGTTCCAGATCACGAACGGCACCACCACGCTCGACATCTCCGCCGACTCTGACGGATACCCGGATATCGCTGCGATGCTGACCCATGCGGCGGCAGGCTCGGACAGCGCCAACGTGAAAATCGTCTACGACCAGATGGGCTCGGGCGCGACGATGATCCCCGAAGGCACCGGCACCCACACCATCGTCAACGCGGGTGCAGTCTGCCTGCAGGGCAAGCGCATCGCCTGGGGCGAGAATGGCACCCTGACGGGGCTGGTTGACGCATCCTACGACCTTCCTGCCGCCGGCGCGCTGCTGGCGCTGGGGCACATCCGGGATTCCGGAAACTGTGTGCTGCTGGCCGCGCATCAATCTGCCGTCGCGCTCTATGCTCAGAGCGGCGTCACGCGCGCGGCGATCGGCAGCGTGGGCTACGATCTCTCGCCCGCGCTGCCCTATGAGCCCGCCTGGCTCGTCTCGCAGAACGGCCACGGCCTCAACACGCACGGGGTTTATGCTGACGCTGCCGGTGTCATCGCCAACGGCGAGGCCTCGACGCTGACGCCAAACGGGCTCACCGGCTCGGGCTACGGGACCACCGGCGTTCTTTCGTGGGGCATGCGCTCCGGCGCGACGAACCGATCGGGCGGCGGAGCTTACACGCTGGCGGTCGCTTGGGACGTGGCGCCGACCGGCGCCGACCGCGAGCTGCTGCGATACCTCACCGGATTCTGGGCGAGGAAGGATGACGTCTGA